CTTGTGCCAGAAGATCTTTTTGAATTGTGGCAAGAACAAGAGGGCCGTTGTGCGTTGTCCAATAATATTATGACGTGGAGAAAAGGTGGGGGCTACCATGATTTTAATGCCAGCGTTGACCGAATCCAGCCCGACGGTCCATATACCAAAATGAATTTACAGTTAGTTTGTTATAGAGTAAACATCATGAAACACGTGCTCGATGATCACGAGCTCTATTGGTGGTGCAAGAATATCGTGACAAATAGAGAAGAATACTAATATAATTCCATTTACATGCGTTTATTAGACGAAGACAGACCTACAGAAATAACCGAACAGGATAGAGCGGAGTTTCAATCCCACCTACCTTATGCCGGATTACACTTAAACGAGCTTTCTGTTCAAGAAGAAAGGTTGGTGTTATTTCATTTACGCGGTATGACAAAAGCTGCCGCTGGAAGAGCTGCGGGCTATAGAGATGTAGACCGTGTTTACTCTTTATTTAAAACAGAAAAATTACAAAAAGCTCTGGCCTATTTACGTAATGAAATGCGTGAAGAAGTTAAGTTTGATAAAAACACAGCAACGGGAATGTATTTAGAAGCGCACCGTAAATCGGCGACCGCGACTGAAGAAAAAAATGTTGTCGATTCGTTGTGCAAGCTCCACGGTCTATTTATGCCTGAGAACGCAACGCAAATAAATATTAATGTGGATAAAGTAGAACAGTTGGAAAGATTGTCCGATGCAGAGTTGCTAAGAATTGCAGGGGCGGATACAAAATATTTAGAGCCAGCTAATGACACAAAAGATTGAATGCCAAAGATGTAAAGGGTTATATCATGAAACCCTTATATTGTTAGATGACATATGTGTTTACTGTAGGGCGGACGAGGCTGAAAAAGTTCCCGAGCCCCAGTTGAAGTCTGAACCGGCTCAAGCGAAACAAGAAGACTTATCCGCACAAGTAAAAGCGGAACAAGAACTAGCAAAAAGAATCTTAGCACGTAAAAGGTTACTCCCATTTGTTGAACGTTTTAATCCAGATTATTTAGCCGGCTGGGTACACAAAGATATCTGTCAAAGGTTAGAAAAATTTAGTGAGCAAGTAGCAAATAAAGAATCACCAAGGTTGATGCTCTTTATGCCACCGCGACACGGTAAATCTACTTTAGCCAGTGTTGCATTTCCTGCGTGGCACTTGGGTCGACATCCTAATCACGAGTTCATAAGTTGTTCGTATTCAGGTTCTCTTGCAATGAATTTTTCAAGAAAAGTTCGTCAACTCCTTAGAGAACCAGTATATAAAAATGTATTTGAAAAAGCTAGACTGGATAAAGATTCTCAGTCAATTGAATCGTGGCAAACGACCCAAGGTGGTGGTTATGTTGCAGCGGGTGTTGGTGGGGGTATTACTGGTAAAGGTGCACACGTAATGGTCATCGATGATCCGGTAAAAAACCGCGAAGATGCAGAATCAGATAACAACCGCGATGCGACCTGGGATTGGTATACATCAACTGCTTATACACGTTTATCACCAGGGGGTGGAATACTTGTGATTCTCACAAGATGGCACGACGACGATTTAGCTGGTCGATTATTAAAACAAGCAGAAGAAGGGGCTGACCAGTGGGAAGTAATTAAATACCCAGCCATTGCAGAAACTGATGAAACTTTTAGAAAATATGGTGAAAGTTTACATCCAGAGCGTTATAATGTGGACGCGCTCGAGCAGATAAGGAAAGCCATCGGTCCCCGAGATTGGTCTGCTCTGTATCAACAGAATCCAGTATCCGACGAAGGCGATTATTTTAGCCGAGACATGATTCGTTATTATGAGGATGAAGATATTGAATATGCACAGCTTAATTACTATTGCGCGTGGGACCTTGCGATTGGACAACGTGACCGGAACGATTATTCAGTTGGTATTGTTGTCGGGGTCGATGAATATGATAATTTATTTGTTGTTGATGTCGTTCGCGGAAAATATGATGGGTTTGAATTAGTAGAACAAATTTTAGACTTGTACGAAACTTGGCGCCCGGGTATAGTAGGCATAGAACGAGGTCATATTGAAATGGCCTTAGGGCCCTTTTTGCAGAAACGTACTAGAGAACGGGGATTAAGCGAAGCTTACTTTAAAGACCTAAAAGTAGGTCGTAGAGATAAAGAAGCAAGAGCACGCGCAATTCAAGGTAGAATGCAACAAGGTATGGTATACTTTCCAAAGGACGCTGTTTGGACTGGAACCATGGTTGCAGAACTTTTACGTTTTCCAAATGGAGCCCATGATGACCAAGTCGATGCATTGGCATGGATAGGTTTAATGATGACAGAATTTGCTACCTTCTACGAAAGACCGGAGCATGTTCCATCTTGGAGAGATAAGTTAAAACATTTAACTAAAGGCGAGAAACATAAATCATCGATGAGTGCTTAATGGCAGAGTATAAAAAACCTAAAAAGAAACTGGACGCAGCAGAAGAGCTAAACATTGCCCGTCGGCAATGGGAATCTTATACACGAGCCAGGGACAACGGTCACACTGATTATATTGAAATAGCAAAACAATGTGATAATTTTTATCGCGGTGAACAATGGGATGAAGCAGATATTGCTGCGTTAGATGACCAAGGTAGACCCGCCTTAACAATCAACACAATTTTACCAACAGTTAATACTGTTATTGGTGAACAAAGTACACGAAGAGCAGATGTAGAATTTAAACCGCGTGGTGCTGGTATGCAAGAAGTTGCAGAGACACTAACAAAGTTGTACATGCAGATTTCTGATAACAACAAACTCGATTGGATAGAATCACAAGTTTTTTCTGATGGTTTAATTCAAGACAGAGGGTGGTTTGATGTTCGTATAGATTTTTCAGACCACATTCATGGCGAAGTGCGAATTACTCAAAAAGATCCGCTCGATATCATTATTGATCCAGATGCAAAAGAGTATGATCCAAAAACCTGGAATGAAATCTTTGAAACAAAGTGGATGAGCATAGATGATATAGAAGAAATCTATGGGCAAGAGAAAGCAGATAAATTAAGAATCATAGCAGAAGTAGGATCAACCTTAGGTTCAGATTCAATTGAATATGAAGAAGAACGATATGGAGATACTTACAGCGGTGAATACGCAAGTGATTACCCAAATAACCCAGAAGAAGCAAGAGCTGTAAGATCAATTAGAGTTGTAGAGAGACAACACTATAAACTAAAAGAGTGTATGTTCTACACCGACCCAGTTACTGGAGACCAAAGAGAAGTACCTTATGACTGGAGTAAACGCAAAAGAGAAAAATTTGCTGATGACTTTGGTTTATACATAGTCACTAAAACCGTTAAAAAAGTACGTTGGACTGTAACAGCTGATACTGTTGTTTTGTTTGATGATTGGTCTCCTTATAATTCATTTACATTGGTTCCTTATTTTCCATATTGGAGAAGAGGTAAACCTTTTGGTATGGTTAGAAATTTAATTTCACCACAAGAACAACTAAACAAAATTTCATCTCAAGAACTACACATTGTAAATACAACCGCAAACAGTGGTTGGGTAGTTGAGTCAGGTTCCCTTACAGGAATGACAGCAGATGATTTAGAAGAACACGGTGCGGAAACTGGTTTAGTCCTCGAGTTTAATCGAGGCTCTACTCCCCCAAGTAAGATCCCCCCAAACCAGATTCCCACCGGTCTGGATCGTATAAGCCAAAAAGCGGCAGCAAATATTAAAACAATAAGTGGTATATCTGATGCCATGTTGGGGACAGATAGTCCAGAGGTTTCTGGTATTGCAATTCAAGCAAAACAGAACCGCGGTGTTTTAATGATTCAAGTACCTTTAGATAACCTAAAGAAAACACGACACTATTTAGCAGAAAAAATACTAAACTTAGTACAAAGTTATTATACAGAAGAACGTATCATTCAAATTACAGACGAAGCTGATCCTTACAAACAAAGGGTCCCACTGGTTGTAAACCAAATGACACCAGAAGGTAGGATTATTAATGATTTAACCTTAGGTGAATATGACGTAGTTATTAGTGATGCTCCAGCAAGAGATAATTTTGATGAAGTTCAGTTTGCAGAAGCTATTGAACTTAGAAAAGCAGGCGTGCCTGTGCCAAATGATTTAATTGTTGAATACTCGCATCTTGCGAAGAAAGCTATGGTAGCAGATCGAATAAGACAACTTGAAGGTACAGCGCCTCCAACTCCAGAGCAAGCACAGTTGCAACAGTTCCAAATGGAATCACAGATTAGAAGTACGCAATTAGAAATTGCTAAACTAGAAGCAGAAGTAACTAGACTTCAATCTGAGACAGCATTGAACGTAGCTAAAACACAATCAACCGAAGCAGACCCACAGCTTAAAGTAGCTGAACTGCAGAGTAAGTTGGAAATGAAACGTGAAGAATTAGATTTACGTGAAAGATTGTCGTCGATGACCAATGACATGAGAAGAGGTCAAACAGAAACCCAGGCTGCCGCTAAATTAGCATCAGTCGCCATGAAACCAAACCAAGGAGGTAGATAAAATGGCTAAAAAAGAAGAAACCAATGAAATGATTATGGACGCTATGCCGGGAGGTGAGCCCATTAAACAGGAGGACACTAAGTTTGAAGTGGACCTTAATTTTGAAACAGTAGAAGAAGAGGAATCTGATAATGAAGAAGTCACGGAAGAAACTGACGCTTCTGCAGAAGAAGAAGTTGCTGAAAAAGAACCTGAAACATCAGAGGAAGAAGAAGCACCTGCAGAGCCAGAAGCTGTTAGCGAAGAAGGAATGGATGAAAACAGCGAAGCAGATGCACAACCAGATATTCAACCAATTGAAGGAAGCGATGAAAACGTTTCCCAAGAAATAGAACAACCAAAAGCGCCTATGGTGCCAAAATCTAGGTTAGATGAAGTGCTTGCAAAACAAAAAGCACTACAAAAACAACTAGATGAGGCAACCCAAGCAAAACAAGAGGCCGCAAAAGAACTCCCAGAGTATGATTTTGCAACTAAAGAAGCTGAATATCAGGAATTAGTATTAAATGGCGAAGCAGAAAAAGCTGTAGAACTTAGAAATGAGATCAGAAATGCTGAAAAAGCCCAATTTATGTTTGAAGTACAACAACAAATGGGCCAAACAGTGCAACAAAGTCAAGAAATGACCGCTTTACAGCAAAAAGCAAACGAAATACAAGCCCAATATCCTGTTTTAGATGAAAACAGTGCTAATTTTGATGCTGATTTGACTCAAGAAGTGTTAGATTTGCGTGATGCATTTATGGTACAAGGTTTTACAGGCCCAGATGCCCTAGAAAAAGCTACTAATTACACTTTAGCAGCAAAAAAACCAGAATTATTAAATCCTATACCAGAAAAACAAGCCCCAAAAGCAGATGAGCAAGTTGTTGAGAAGCAAAAAGTAGCCAATATTAATAAAAAACTACAAGCTGCTGAGTCGCAACCACCTACAATGAAAGGGGAATCTGCTAAAGGTGATAAAAAAATAAATTTAAATACGTTATCTGACGATGAGTTTAGTGCGCTTCCAGAAGAAACTTTGCGAAGAATGCGTGGTGACTTTGGTATATAGTTGGTATAACATATAAGTAATTCGTCCGTCAAAACGATATTTGACGCAGGTCGTTCTGCTAAAACAACGTTTTCGCCTGCCATGGCGTAAATCTGGCAGGGGTCGTGCCCGTAAAAACACGAAAACGTTTCCCAACGATAAAGGGTATACGGGTAAATAGTCGGCCCAGAAAAGCGACTGGTTAGTTTAACTTTAATCTTAAATTTGGAGGATGCCATCATGGCTAACACAAACTTTTCATCACTGACCAGTGAACAGCTTACTATCTGGTCGCGTGATTTTTGGCGTGTTGCTAGGAACATGTCCTTCATTAACCAATTTGCGGGTAGCGGACCTAACGCTATGGTTCAGAGAATATCTGAACTTACCCAATCAGAAAAAGGAGCAAGAGCTGTTATAACACTTCTTGCCGATATGACTGGTGACGGTATTGTTGGAGACAACACCCTCGAAGGAAATGAAGAGACTTTAAGAGCCTACGACATCGTTGTACAACTTGATCAATTGAGATTTGCTAATAGACTTGCGGGTAGATTAGCTGATCAAAAATCAGTTGTTAATTTCCGTGAGCACTCACGAGACGCACTTGCATATGCAATGGCTGATCGTATTGACCAATTAGCGTTTTTATCGCTTTCTGGTATTAACTACACACTTAAAAACAGTGGTGCATTAAGACCTGTCTTGACTTCAGGACAAAATCTTAACGACCTTGCGTTTGGAAGTGATGTAACTGCACCAACTTCTAATAGACACAGAAGATGGGATGCAACTTCAGGCTTAGTAGCTGGTGACGTAACTGCTGTAGAAGCAGCCGATACCATTACTTATGAATGTATTGTTGCTCTAAAAGCTTATGCTAAAGATAACTATATCAGAGGCGTAAGAGGTGCTGGTGGAGAAGAGGTATATCACCTTTTTGTATCTCCACAAGTAATGGCTGACCTTAAACTTGATTCAGATTTCTTGGCTAACGTCAGAAATGCTGGAGTCAGAGGACCAAGCAACAGCTTGTTCTCAGGTTCTTCAAGCTTGATGGTTGACGGCATTATGGTCCATGAGTTCAGACATGTGTTTAACACTGCTAATGCTCTTACTGGAACATCTGCAAATGCCGGTTCTGCTGGATATAAGTGGGGCGCTGATGCTGACATCAACGGTTCTGCTGCTTTATTCTGTGGAGCACAAGCTCTTGCTATGGCAGATATTGGACTTCCTGAAATTGTTGAAGACACCTTCGACTACGGGAACCAAAACGGTATCTCTATTGGCAAAATCTTCGGTCTTAAGAAGCCTAAGTACAACAGCGACTACAATGGTGGCGTTGAAGACTTTGGTGTTATTAGATTGGATGTTGCATACTAAGTATGCTTTTGTGGGTGGTTCATTTTGAGCCACCCCTTTTTTAGGAGTAAATTATGATCATCGTATCAGACATAGACAGGTATATATCAACCACCTGGGGCGCATCAATCAGATTGGAAGCTGGCGTACCAAAAGAAGTTGGAATGGATATTGGAATTTTTTGTTTACAAGAAGGGTGTACAGAAGTTAAACCTAATTTTAATAAAGAACAAAAACCAAGCGAATCAATTAGCGAGGTTAAAGTAGAAGAGTCTACACCGAAAAAAGCGCCGGCTAAAAAACCAGCGAAGAAAACAACTAAGAAATAATGGGAACACTAACGGGCACTAATATTATTGATAGAGCTAGACTTACCTTACAAGATAGCTCTGGTGTTCGTTGGACTGATGCAGAATTATTAATTTATATTAATGATGCACAACGCGAGATTG